CGTTATTCTGCGGTCTTCCTCCAACAACTTGGTAATCTCCACTCCCGAAGATCCATCCAATATTGCTTCCGAGCCATTGGCCTGCCCCTGTGAGGTCCATGTTGGTGTCAAACATTCGATTGAGTTGGTTACCTGCTGATTTAGCCATGATTCCGAAGGAGTCACGAAAGGGGGTTTTCTTTTCTTGTTTGCGCTTTGGCGCTTTCTTTGTTTTGTTTTGTTTCTTTTGCATAGTATGGGATACCCTATGCTCCGGGGACTGTTCATCCTGTATGTCCCTCTACTCTCCCACTCTCCGACGGGGGTTTTAGTAAATTTGTAAGATTGGTATACATTGGTATAATCAATATTTTTGTTTCCTATCGGGTGGTCTTTAAGGTTCGAGTAGAGGCGCGCCGTGCAGTCTCTTGGCATTCTGTTTAGCACTAAAGTAATAGTTTTGGGCAGTTACACATCAGGACCCCATTCCGACTTTGCATAAGCTCGATGCTCGCTCGTGCCCAGGTTGTTACAGCTGGCCTTATGCCACTAAGGTGTAGCGGGTTTGTGAAGCCCGTCATCATATCTCACATTTGCGGATCGAATGTGAGTGTGCTGATGCCTTGCATTGTCCGTTTAGAGGGGAAAGTCTCTAAACGGGTGGTTGTTAGTGGAGTTTTCCATCTGGAACTCTCTGTTCCTGTACTCACTCTCATACACTAGTTGCCTATCTGGTTCAATCCCGAATGCCCTCCAGAAAGACACTCGTGTGTAAGGGTGGATTTCTCCGTATTGGCGGTCCATGTTCCTTGCCAATCTTTCTAGTCCTCCTTCCTTACCCTTTTCTGTTACCAGAGTCTTAACGTCTCCTCCTAGAGTTATTAGACGTTGATAAAATTCTTGGTATATTGGAATGCCACCTGCTAATGATAATCCGCATTGGCCTATTGACTTAATCCATCGCTTACAATGTTTCTTAGATTGTAAGCGTGTCAATGAGGTGCAGTCTTTTGCCAATGCATTGTGAGGGTTTCTTACCATTATGTATCCCGCAGGTGTCCAAACGGGCTTGGCTTGACAGAATTCGACTTGCTCAAACACGCTGACAGTGGGTTCTACCTTCATATTGAATCCCATCTGTATGTACCATGTTTTCAAGTCGTGAATCTTTGCCTCCTCCCGTTTTTCCATAAATAGAACTAAATCATCTCCATCATTTGCGATTCGGTATTTCTTAATCCCCACGGATTTTAAATATGCCATCATCAAACTTGCTGAGATAAGACAGTTTCCTAGTGACGTGTTCATGTCTCCGCTCATGCGTTTTCCATAGACAGTGAAATCGAATTTTCCATCAGGTAGTCTAACCTTACACTTATTTTTAATTTGGAGGTCTAGTAGGTGTTTAAATGCTTTACTATGTTTATAATACATCTTGTATACACTATGTTCCCACCTAAG